CACCTGAAAACTATTATCAAGATGGAGAGATAGGAGATAGAGAAGCAGATTACCTACACAGCCAGAGACTGATTCAATGTGGAGTTGTGGGGGAGACATATAAGAAAGCATGGAAGCTCGTATATTAATCGTAGTAATTGAAAATAATTATAATTAAATTAAAAAGAATCGAAACTTGAGATGTTAAAGAGATGTGCAACTTGTAAGGAAGACAAACCCCGTAAGGAGTTTTATATCAATCGTGCTAAACCCGATGGTAGACAATACTCCTGTAAGGCTTGTCAAAAAAGGTATCATAACGATACTTGGTATGAGTCCCATAGACAGCATAGGATACAGCAGGTAAAAGAGAGGAAGTCAAGAATAGTGAGGGAAAATTATAAAAAAATATTTATGGAGTATTTTATTCATGGCTGTGTAGATTGTGGTGAAAATGATTATCGAGTTCTAGAGTTTGACCATGTCAAGGGAATCAAGAAAAGACAGAATAAAAGAAGAACTGAGGGAGTAGGTGCTCTTGTGAGAACAGGTTACAAATGGGATACCATACAAAAAGAAATTAACAAATGTAAGATACGCTGTCGTAATTGCCATCAGATAAAAACACATAAACAGTTTGGGTACTTTAAGCATATACAAGATATTGTTAAAGAATATGTAGAAAAACGGGAACAAAACAATGAAAACTGAGTTACAGTATATAGAAAACAAAAGGAGAATACAGTGTTTACAATACTAAGTAAACTAAAATATCAAATAGCTAAAGAGATCACTAACGTGGAGAAGCAGTGGGACGACAATCCATCTAACGATTATTATTTCGCTGAGATTAGTGGACTAAGAAAAGCCCTAGAGTTTGTGCAGAAAGCAGAAGCAGATGAGCTAACAGCACTAGACAAATGGGCACAGCAACAGCAAGGAGAGGATAATGCAATCAACACTAGGAAATTATCAAGAAGTTAATATACACAAAGTTAAATCTTTATCTGTAGAGGAACACCCAGTCATAGTTGGCAATGGTAAGACTTACGTTAAAACAATCTATGCCAAAACAGATGGGGGTGCTGTTATAGAGATTAACTTCTATGCAGATAAAGAAAAAACATTGGAGATAAAAGATTAAATGAAACTAACAGGGCAGGCAGGATCGGTTTTTGCTCCAACAAATTTTCCGATCCACTCCGCAACTACACATCTCAAAAGTCCTGCCCTGTACTACATACCAAAGGAAAACAAATGTTAAACATACAAAATATATATGAGGACTGGTTGCGTAAAGGCAATGAGCTTCATCGAAAAAAAAGATATCAAGGCAAAGAGCAATGGTTTCATGCTTCCGCTTCTGGAATGTGCATGAGAAAACATTATTTTCAACATGTAGCAGAAGTAGAACCAAAAGAAATTGATGATGATACAATGAGACTATTTAGACTGGGGGATTTAGTGCATGGAGATATACAGGAAGCATTAATGGATTATGCAAGAATCAACGGTTCTCAAATAATGATAGAACGTGAGATACAACTACCCGATGTAAATGTACGTGGCTTTTTAGATGTAATTATTGTCGAAGATAACGCTTTGTACGATATTAAAACATGTAACGCTTGGAAGTGGAAAAGTTTATTTGGTAGAAATCCAGATCAAAACCCCGCTGTTAATTACAATATACAGCTAGGAACATATGGTTGGTGGTTTGAAGAAGAAACTGGGAACAAACTAAAAAAATTAGCGTTATTATATTACAACAAAGACAATTCAAGAATGAAAGAAAAAGTAATATCAACATCGTATATCAAGAAAGCAAAAGACTATTGGCATAATGTTAAAAAGAATTTTGAAACAGGTAATCCACCTATTGAGCTAGGTGTAGCTCCTGTATATAAATGGGAGTGCAACCCTAAGTATTGCAACTTCTATGAAATATGCGGTGGTGGATACAAAGAGAAAGGAGTCGATCTATGAGCGACAAACAACCCGATTGGGATAAAATAACAGAAGGCAAGATACGACATGGTGTCGCAGTGGCCTTCATCGAACAAGGCAAAGACCTAACTTCCGACAATATGAAGACAATGGAAAAGTGGGTGCAGTTTATTATACACGGTTATCACGGTATTAAAGAAATACTTGATAAGAATGGTGCCATGACAGATAAACAACTTGCGGATGAAGTAAAAGATAAGTTTGATGGGGAGGTGGTGAAAGAAACAGATGAACAGTACGTTGCAAATGAGATTATTAATGCAGTTGATGGACTAGGGGCTAAGGATAAGAATAAGGTAATGTATCAATTAAAAAATGGTAACATCACTATTGATAATCTGAAAGCTTGCCTTACGAAGATAGAGGCATTAAAACAAGCATAGTGGATACAGGAGATGCATATTACTCTGGTGATCCATTTGATTTCCAAAAAACTGTGCCTGCGGGTAGATACACAGCTATTGTAAGAGATATGGAGGTGAATAAAGATGTGCAGTTTGGTAAGTACATAGCTGATGTATTTAAACCCGAATACGAGATTGATGCAAAAGAACATCCAGAGTACACAGATTGTTTTGTCAGGGATAACGGCATATTTAGATATAAGAAAGTTCAAGGTTTTGTTTACGAAGAAAAGAAAAACTGGGGATTTGCAAAGTTTATATCTATTATGCGAATGGTAGAGGGTGGAGTAAAGGGTAGGCAATTACCCTTTCTTCACTTGTCTGATATTAAAAATATTACAGTATTAATAGATGTGTTTAAAAAGAGGTTTGTAAATGATTTAGATTCTGAAATATATTATCCCGTAGCAAGAACGATACAGTTTGTGAAAGAAGCACCAGTACCATTCTAATGGATATCCTAACCTCAAAAGGTCAAAGTTCTTTACAATATGAAAGAGAAATGTTAGACACGATTAGAAGACATATTTGCAAAAAACACAAAGACAATTCATACTTAATAGAAACAGACAAAGATATGGATGCTAAGGTGGATGGTATGATTATCAAAAAAAGTCAGCTATCTGGAATTTTTGAATCTAAATGTAGAGACATGAGCTTAATGCAACTAATGGATTTTGGCTCATGGCTTGTGACTTTTGATAAGATTATGGACGGCAAGCGACTTTCAGAAATGTTACGAGTACCGTTTATTGGTTTCTTATATTTAATACCAGACCAGATTATTATGTATTGGAAAATCACAGATAAATACGGAAACTTTTTATTTGATTTTGATGTTAAAAACACAAGAACACAAAAAACAATTAATGGTGGTAGCGTTATCAGAACCAATGCATATTTACCATTTAAAAAAGGAACAGAATTATTATGAAAGATTATGTATGCACTGCATTAATTAGATATTCAAAACAAGAAGTGGAAGTTCACATTAATGCATTAAAGATTGCATTGCAAGGAGATAAGCTAACCAACTATAGAGGCCCTTATCTTAACTTATTGAAAGACATGCAGAGAATTAAAGACCAAATGATAGACAAAGAAAATGATGCTAGGGCAGATAAGAAAAAAGAAAAAGAAATAATATTAGAAAGTTCTGTTATGCAAGGTGTTCCGAATGAAACAAAATAAAACTAAAAAGAAAAACCCTAAAAATGTTAAGAGGGGTAGGCGTGCAAGGCAACGTGGTGCTGAACTACAAAGACAGGCAGTACGTATGGCAAAAGATGTAGGCTTAGAAGCGTACAACAGAGATAGAGGCGGTGCACAGCATGAACAGGGGGACATAGAAATAGAAGGACATTATTACGGCTGTAAAAGAAGAAGACAGGTTGCCAAATGGCTTATCCCTGAAAAGCAAGAAGAGGGAGTGGTAATTCGTGAAGATCGTGGAAAGCCATATATTGTGTTGGACTATGAATATTTTATTGGAATGTTAACTATAATGAAGGAATTGGCAAATGAGTAAGTACCATCCAAAAAGATTAGGGCCTAGGGGTTTAATTGCTTTTTACAAACAACTTCTGAAAGAAGGTCGAATTAAGAAACACGGATCATCTCACAAAAGATTGGTAGAATTAGAAACAAAGTTTAATAACAGAACGGGGCAGGCTGTTTATTACAAGAAACAGGATCAAATAGAAACTGATTTCGATTGGCTAAAAAAGGTAATGAATTAGCTTGCCCACAAACAGGAGGTATTCATGGCTGAATACAAAGTAAAAGACCAGACGTTTAAACTCTGGAAGAACAAGTACAAGAAAGACGGAGATAAAAAACCTGACTATACTGGAAACGGTATGTTCAACGGTTCAACAAAAGACGTTGCTTTATGGATTAATGAAGACAAAAACGGCAACAGATACTTGTCTGGTCAATTAAACGAGCCAAAAAAGAAGGATGAGAGCCCTTTTTAGTTTTGACTCAGAATCAGGGGGCTACGGCCCCCTTTTTCAACGTATTTTATTTAGGCGATACTTATATCCAAAAAGTTTTTTTACGGCCGTATTCGGCAATATAGAGGGGGTTTTTTGAGGGCAATGTTTGAAATTTGTAGCAAGACAGGTAAGATGTGTGGTTTTTGTGGATTTTCATATTACAATCCAAAAACAGAAGAAAATGATGATAAATCTAAAATATTTTGTGGGGTTGCAGGCGGTTACGATACTTTAGTTTCCTCACTTCCTAACTGTTGGTTGAAGATGACAAAGAGTCAGCGGTCTACATATACAAGAAAAAAGAAAGATGAATATTTTTCACTATCATTAAGGAGAAATAAGTAATGGATATACTAGATGATTTTTCAGGTAGAAGCAGAGAGACATTAACATATCATTGTATTAAAGAAGACTGTAATAATTTTCACGTATCAGAAATAGGTGGTGGTCATTTATATATGATCTGCAAGTTACATGGAGAAGAAAGACCTTTGATGAGATGCGATGGTAAAACAGAAAGAGATTTAAAAGAAGAGCCAGAAGTAAAAGATGCACTACCAAAAGAACAGGCGGATGAAATATTGCATTTAATTACAAGTTGTTTAAGTAGCAGATTGGTGGGTAATGAATATTTTCAGAAAGTAGCTGAGTTCTGGAATAAACAGGGGTTTCCAGAATATGCAGAAGAAACTTTGCTTTATACACAGGATTAATAATCTTTAAACATTGTTTTTATATCGTATTCTATATAATCTTCTAGTCTTCTGTCGTGGGCTTCTAATACTTCGTAAGCCTGTATTCCTATAGTCCTTTTTAAATCTTCTCTTCTTTCTTCTTCAGTTTCAAAATCTTTTCCCGGTGCTATTTTTGATTTTGTTAAAAACATTCTAGCTCTTATGGATGAGATTGCACTGCTCTGGCTTTTTCCTTTGATATTCAAAGCTTTTTCTACAAATTCATTAGCTATTTCGGCATCAGTTCCTAGAGGGTCTTTACTGTTTTTTATTACTTCATAAGCACTAGACATATTTTTTCTAAAATTTTTAATATCTTCATCTAAGTTACCGCTATACCTGCCACCGTATTTATTTTTAAACTTCCATCTGTAATAAGCTCTAATAGCGTTGTCGTTTTTTTGTGCTTGTGGATTTCCAAATCCTGTAGCAACTGCTACTGTTCTTGCAAATCTATTAACAGGGAAAAACCTTTTAATTGCCTCATAAAATCTTTCATCTGCTTCTTTATAAGCATATCTTCCTTTTTCTCCTTTATAAGCTTTTATCCCTTCCTCTAAAACCTGAACAGGAAAAGACAACTCTAAAGGATTTTGCATTAATTTACCTTCTGACGTTGATTGCAAAAGACTGCCATAAACACCGGCAAAAGCAGAATAAACATAAGATTCTACAGCAAAATCAGCTAATGTTTTTAAAGACCTGCCAGTTGGCAATGTAGTTTCACCTATAATAGGAACCTCTACTTGTTGAGTTTCTAGTTGAGGTATTGGAACTTTACCAATAACGGGTAGGTCTACATCTACAGGCTCTTCACCTGTTATTTCATTAAATTTTATTCTTAAATTATCTGTACCTCCATAAATTAATGATAGCAAAATTTGAGTGGTCATACCAGATATTGCAGTTCCTAATATTTCACTAGCCATTAATCTGTTTGCATCAACCCACTTCTTATAATCTCCTTCCTTAGCACCTTCTTTAATAGCTTCTTTGTAAGTACGCATGCTTCTAACAAGAGACCTAAGTTTTGTCTGTGCGTATTGATCGAACTTAATACCTGCTTTATAATACTTATTTTGCTCTAATCTAGACTGCTCCCCCTTAGCTTGAGCTCCACCTGTAAGTTTAGAGGCGGCTGTTCTAATTACGGCATCATATAGCTCTTGAGGGGCTGTTCCTTCTATTATTGCCTCAGCTTGATCTCTTGTAAAATCTAATTCTCTAAGCAATAGAGCATCTTTTGAAGTTCCTTTTCCTTGTTTAAATTTATTATTTATTTTGTCCTTGTAAACTTGAGCCGCTAATACTTCTTGAAACTCATTTGCATATTGAAAGCCAAATAACCTTCTTTGAAAATCCGATACCGCATTACCTAAAGACTCAAAAGGCCTACTCCTATCTATAGAAAAGTTTCTTACTTCTGATGTTATAGACCCTTGCAACCTTAAAAACTCTGTAACAGCGTTTGGATTGGTGGTTATGTTAAATATCGATTTTAACATTTCCGGCATACCAGCATGCTTCCTTACATTCCCAAGAGGTTCAAATGTATTTGTAAAAAAAGAAAGTGAAAGTGCAGAATTTTTTACAAAATCAATACCAATACCAAGTCCTCTTTGAGCTCTTGCCATAGTAGAATAAGCATAATTCCTTCCAACAATTAAAGGGGGCTCAACGGGAACACCGCTAATAGATTTTATCAAGTCATGTACTAATTGAGGATTTCCACCCTCTTTTGCAAACTTAAGCTTTAAATCTTCAACAACGCTAGTATTATTTAGTTCTTGACCAAATGTTTTAACTACTCCAATTCTAGCAGAGCCTGTTTCAGCAAGTCTGCTGACATATTGAAAAGGTCTGTATTCAACCATTGGAACAAGTTCACCATTAATTTTTATTGCATGAGGTATATTGCTCCATATTCTACTGTGCTCTGCTTGAGTTGTTCTAGTTGGATAACCTGCTTCACCTTGGCCCCTTTCTCCTCTAAAGTTTTTTGCCTGAGATTCAAAATATGCTTTTATATCTTCATACGAATTGCCGGGATTTGCCTTTGCCCATTCTTTAATTAATATTCTAAAATGAGGGTGCGTGCCAGTTTTCTCTCCTATTGGTAATTCGAGTATACTGTAAAATTCGGGACTCATAATTCTTGGTGCAATATTCCTTCCTAAAACCTTAAAAGGTTCTATTGAGCCATCTGGTTTTTGCTGTACCACCCCAGCTCTTTCCATTTGCTTGCCCCTAGCCTCAATGACATCTCTAGCAAGTTCTATTATTTTCATTTCGTTTTTATTGTATTTAAAAACATCCATACCCTCTATACCAGAAAGTAATTTATTTTGATATACTTCCTGACCGTTAATCTTTACCTTCTTAAATTGAGATAAATTAAACACTGCTCTGCCATCCTTTGACAAAGGAGATGATCCCATAATTTTTTGTGCAGGGAAAATAACCTCTGACAATTCACCACTTATTCTCTTTTTAATATCTATTGCTCTTCTAGCTAAGTCAGAAATTTCTACTGATGCCTGACCACCACTAGACCTTACTCTGTTAACCATGTCAGTGGCAAAAAATGTCGGGTCTATAATGTTATTTCTGTATTTGGCTTCCGGTACAGGCTCTGATTTTTGCTTGGGATCAACTTGAGGAGTTTCTTCAGGCAACTTTTTGTTTAATCTTTTTATAGCATTTTCATATTTTTTATTTATATCAGGAGCCAATAAACTCTTTGGTTTGTTCTTAGATGAACCAAATAAATCTTTTAATATTTTAGGAGTAGGGATACCCATAAAGATTTGCAATTCAATACCTTTTGAATTTGCACTTTCTTGAGCTTCTGAAATTAAATCTTTTACTCTTTCGTTTGATCTTTCAATATTTAACTTTTCTCTTTGTGTTAAGTTTTCAGAAGAAAGCCTATTTTCATTTACTCTAAGAGTCTCTGTTAAGTCACTAAATTCTTTTTGTAACTGGTATCCTTCTATTTTCTTTTCAGGTGGTAATTGTTGAACAGTTTTTCTGTTAGCCTTATTTTGCTCTATAATATTTCTTTGAACTAATTTTGCGTTTTGTATCCTTCCTAACTTAGGTGGATGAAGAGCCACTGATAGATTTTCAGTCGGTTGAAGCTTAGATGGATTTACCAATAATCTATCTGCACCAAACATTTTAGGAATGTTAGTTGACGGAAACAATGGCTCATAACCTGTTTCAAGTGCCTTGTCTAACCTTTCTTGTTCTTTTCTAGCTTTCCTATCTAACTCTGACAATATTGTTTTAGCATCTTCTTTAGTCCTATAAACCGTTTGTATTTTTATAGGAGATTCATACTTAGGAGGTAAAAGAAGTGGCCCAGTTTGTACGTTCTGAGGATTAGCAACCCCATCTTCCCTAACCTGTCTAGGCGTAATTATATTTAAATCCTCAGCTAACATGTTTTGAAACTCTATTTTACGGTCTATTCTATTTTGATATTGATCCATTATAGACTGTTCAGTTCCTGCTTTTTCCAAAGCATCCATATCTTTTGCTAGTTCTTTTACTTCTTTATTTACTCTGTCAAAGGCTTCTTCTACTACTTTTCTATTTCTTTCTTGTGCCTTTCCAAAAGACTCTCTCTTTTCTATATTACTTACTTTCTCTGGAGACTTCCCCTCCATTGCTAACTGAACAGCAGTTTTTAATTCACCTTGTATTTTATTAGCAATCTTTATTTCAGACTGACCCGTTTCTTCAGCACGAGATTTTATCTCTTCAGCTATTCTTTCCTGAATAACTTTTTGTTGCCTTGGCTTTAATTGTTTTAGTAGTCGCAACCCAACGATAGTTCCAGAGGCATCTACCAAACCACGAAAATATCTATCTCTTGCTTCTTTACTTTCAATAACACCTTCTTCTCCAGTGATCTTTAGCTCACCCTCCAATAAAGGCCCTACAGTTCCAAGACCTAAAACCTCAGAAACAAATTCAGCAGGTTTACCACCAACATAAGAACCAGCCGCACCTGCAAAACCTACCGTTCCTCCAGTTAAAACACCCTTTACAAATGATTTAGTAGCTTCTACAACGTCAACCTCTCCTGTAAGCTCAATCTGGTCTACTATGTTCCTACCAGCATCAAAAGCTCCAAATCCCCCTGCACCACCTGTAATCCTGCTAACTGCATTTTTCGTAATTACTCTAGCTTGTGGCAATGGTATTTTTTTTGACTTAGATATTTTTAAAGCAACTTCATCAGCAAACTTGCCTATTTGCTTTACTTGACTCTTAACAGCATTAGCACCTTTTAACCCTGCTTTAGCACCAATACCACCGCCAAAACCAAACAACAAAGCATCTGTTGGCATAACTAAAGACATAGCACCTGTTGCGAAATCTTCTAGAGCATCTAAAGAAAGCGTTTCTTCTCTTTCCGGATACTCTTTAATGTCAAAGCCTATGTCCCTACCAAACAGCCTCAACACGCCACCCGTAATAGATTTTTCTAAAGCTAAATCTAAAAGACCCGGAGGTGTCTTACCTGTCTCTCTATATATTTCTTTCCATGCATCTCTTTCGCTAATATTTTTTTTTCTTTTTCTTTTAACAACTTCGGATTTAAATAATGTGTATTTACCATCGTCATCTAATGCATCATATTTCTTTTTAAATTCTGTAGGTGGTGGTTGTATTCTAGGAAGACCCGTTATTTGCTCTGTTGGAATCAATCCTGCAAACTTAGGCATCTTTGATACGGATTCATTAAGCCTTTTTATAGGATCGTTATCCTTCATCGCACTCATAATAAATTGAGGATTGTCACGACCTTCCTCTAAGGCCCTCATTACTTTTTGAAGGTTTGTTTCTTGTGGAGTTTCAACTTCTTCAGGAATAACTAAAACAGAATCTGCTGTTATATCTGGGGCTTTACTAGATATTTTTATTTGAAAAGACTCATAATCACCTAGATTTTTGTAGCCTTTACTCGTCAGGCCATCATAAAGAATTTTACCTTTTTCAGGGTCTTGTATCTTTTCATAAAACTCATCTAAAGTTCCAAAGTTTGTATTCTCTGGGTATTCCTTAATTGCAGTATCATATAGTGATTTTATATGTCTTTGTGACATTTTTTAATCGAAGTTTGATAAATATTTATTATCTTTAACATTCGTGCTTTCAGGAGGGGCAAATCCCTGTATTAAAGGCTGAATTAAATCAAACCTACTATTTACAAGGTTCCTCCTCAAGTCAACTCGTTGTTTAATTTGATCAGGAGTTAATGGTGGAAGATTTTTTCTTTGTCTTAGGTTAGAGTTTAAATCTTGATCTATGCTTTCTATTATATTTTCAACTTGATTAGGCTGGCTAATTAATTGTTTAGTAAACTGCTCTGAAGGAGACAGCTCTTCTTCTTTTTTGGCTTCCCTTTTGTTTATGTCTTTTAACACACCTTCAATATCACCAGACTGAAGCCTAACAGAAAAAGCAACTTTATCAGGGCCGTCTGGTAATTTATCAACAATAGACTTAGCATTGTTAAAAATTCTTTTATTTTTTACTTTGTTTAACTGGTCGTTAACCATCTTTCTTTGGTTTGCACTTAAATTAGGAGTTTGTAATGACGTTTCTAATTTTTGTTCGTATTCGATACTTTCAGTATCAAGAGGATATAGCATTTCATTAAACTTATTTTGACTATCTACGATAGAATCTCCGGCTTTGCTGATAGATTCTATGCTAGACTTCGACATAGCTAAACCTTTTTGGCCCTCTGGAAGCATGTTTATAAAATCTACTTCCATTCTATATTGTCTATCTTCATCTCTTTGCTGATCTAAAATTGCTTGACGTTTTTGCTGATCATCATACCTTTTATCTGCTAGTCTCTGCCTATCACGAGCAAGCTCCATTTGCTGATACTGAATAAAATAATCTGGCAGTCTATCTAAAAAGTCTGCAAGGGGGGTTTCGTAACTTGCAGGGCCTAACCGCTGTCTTCTGCTGTATATACTTCTAGGGCCGTTTGCCATTTAATACCTCATTTTAACCATATAGGTCATCATAATAAGTGCTCATACCTTGCTCAAATTGTGCTGATGTAATATACTGCCCAGAGTCGTTGTCCCATTGATATTCAACACCATCAAAAATTACAGCACCTTGATCTGCTGTTGGTAGACTGCTAACAGTCGGAGCAACAAATGAAGAGGTTTTACCAAACTCAGCACCCTGTCCTATCATACTAGCCACATCTCCTAATGTTTGTGATTCAAATGCTTTTGCCGCATCTGCCTGAGCTTGCCCCATTGCTTTACTAGCCTTTGCTCTTTGTTCTATTTGTGCTCGATTCATTGCCCCGGAACCTGCAAATCCTGTTCCGGCTTGTGCTTGCTGTGCTTGTTGAGTTCCAGAAAGCAAGCTCTCCTGTAAGCCCTCAGCTAACCTGTTAAGAGAAGTGGAATCAAATTGCTCAAATAAAGCTAATTGCTCTGGAGTAGCTGTCATATTAGCGTCTTTTAAAATTTTTTCTATACTACCAACCGAGCCTCCATAAGTATACCCAATAAGACCACCATTTTTATCTGCCTCTTTAAAAGCCTGCATCAAAGCACCACGCTGAACCTCACCACCTTCCCGTAATCCGGCTGTTAATGGATTGCCAGAAAAATAAGCATCCATAATTCCCGTATCCGCTATTTGAGGAACGGACGGCAATGGAGCCCCTCCATAGCCAACAGCTCCAGCAAGAGTAGGGCGTAGCCCCCCTGCTCTTCTAGAGGCTTCTCCATATATACCACCACCGGGAGCAAGCCCTGCTGTAAGCCCAGCTTTTAAACCTGATGCGATAGCTCTTTTACCCATACCTCTAGTGTAATCTCTACTAGCCTGTTCTACATCTCTAAAGGCTTGTTGTCCAAAAACCGTACCACTTGAATCATATTCTCTGCTTTTACCAGCACCTATCCCCTCTCCGATACGGCTCCCAAGAGCCGTTCCGAATGCGGCCCCTGCTGGGCCAGCTATAGCCGAACCCAATAAACCGAACCCTGTTTTAAGAACACCACCAAATAATGCACCACGTTCTTGCCTTTTTGCCTCTTCACGTTGATAATCTTCTAGCTTATCAAAATCTGATCTTTGCTGTAAAGCCCTTGCAAGGGTTGCCCCTCCCGGAGTAGCTGTTAAGCTGAAACTTTTTTTATAGGCTGAAGGAATGCCACCACCAGCTTGATACATATTTAAAAGGGTTGAAATATCATCCATGTAAAAACCTTCGTGGTTAGGGCCGGATAACATTGATGGGTCAGTAAAATCTTTATTCATGGTATAGCTCCTTTGAATTTAATAAAACTTTTAATAAGTATCATATACTTATTGATAGTATAAGATACCAATCCGAACCATCTGCTAATAAAATAGCCGTATCGTTTGTTGTATTCATTGTAAAACTAGAGCCTCCCGATGTATAAATATTATCTTCACCGTTTCTAATTCTAACGTCCCTAGACCCACTAGCTGGCTTTAAAATTAAAATTTGCCCAGTCGTACCAGCAGTAATAGTGTCTAAGTTATCTGAAGAAGAATCTCCTTGGGTGTCTACCAAATGAAAAGAATGGGTAGCTGTAATTGAGCCACTAGCTATTGTTAACTCTGGCCCCCTATTAAAAACAAGCGTATTTGCATTTAATAGACCACTAGCATTTAAATCGCCTTTTAGTTCTAAATTTTTTTCTACAGATAAATTCTTTTCTATAAATTGATTACCATCCGCACTCATGTGAGACTTAAACAACTTTCCAAATTGTTTTCTATATAAAGATAGCTGAGAATTTGATTTTTTTTGTATAGCAGTTTGCCCTTCAAGCATACCATTTAAAGAAGGGATTCCCTCAAACTCAATAGAGCTTTGCTTTGTGTTAATTAACTTCCTTATCTCCCTGTCGTTAATAGCCATTAAGTTGACTCTAAATTACGGATAACTCTATATTGAATAGACATATCATTGATTTCAAATACTCCTGCACTTGGAGATACAAATTTAATTTGTATACTTTGGCAAGAAATTGTAGAGGAAGGAGTTAGAGTAACTACGTCCCATTTACCTGAAGTGTCTACAAAATTACCAGTAAATGTGCCTCCGCCATCACCTGAGAAGTTTTGCTTACCGTCTATGGCGTATGTGAAAGGGGTAGTTTCTGAACCGTCTGATTTATAAGTAACGACTACTTTGTAAATCTTTTTTGTCAAACCGGGTACTCCAAAATCTATATCCCTTGTGACAAATCGCTGATTAGTTATAGATTTGCTTATTGGTAAAAACTTTTCAAATACAACAAGAGACCCAGCCTGCCCCCCTGTTGTTAGATTATTATTCCAGTCGGTAATAAAATTTGTATATGTCCTACTGTCTGTAAAAATACCTGTGTGATACACCCAAGCTCCAGTATCAAAATCATACATCCACCCTGTATTAGAATTATTTGTTGAATCATTCGGACTTCTAAACATTAACAAAGAATTGCTTATTGGATCGTAGCCTAACATAACATCTTTTAAAAAAGCAGTTCCTCTATACCAATCATTCCATGTAACGTCTATATTAGAGTAAGAAGCATTGCTAACAGCGATTTTTCTATCAATAAGGTTTGTTACCCGTGTACCATCATACAAATAGCAACCATCGTCAGAAACCCAAGCAATGCCATTTTTAGTTTTGGCAACGCTAAAGGAAAACTGTACACCGTTGTATTTAATTGTGTCTTCTAAATACCAACTTGCTACACTAGGACTTGCAATATTTATAATGTGAATAATGTTATGTTTAAACGCCAATAGTCGATCTGCAAATGTTTCTAAAGCAACATACTCACCATAGTCACCCTTTGAAACATCAATAAAATTATGACTAAGAAATGTATCAAATTTTCCAATTTCACTATACATAATTCTATCACCATAACGCTTTAACTCACCTGTAGATTCTTTGGTTTTTACATTTGCTATAAAAGCTCTTCTGTTTGCAATAACCGAAGTCTTAAATATCTCATTGGTACCACCTAAAGAACTGAAATGAACATCAGGGCTAAATCCATTGATAGTTGTGTACGTGTCTAGATTAGGACTAGATGCGTTTCCTTCCGCTGGGCCCACTATATAATAACCTTTACCAGACTGATAAGACCAAGAAACGTGGTCTCCGTCTAAAGTAGTCCTAACTCCCTTTATAATATCTATATCTAATAGTAAAATTAAATCATCATCTGAGCCAGATGTTCTAGTGTATACCCTAGCACCTGACATACGCCCATTATAACCAACGTCTGCATATACGGAAATTCTTAAAGCTTTTCCTCCTGCTGATGTATGCGTACCAGCCACTATATTCGTAGTTTCTTCTCCATCTCCCATTTTTACAGGTAAAGATTCTTGGTGGCCATCATATACTTTTGTTTGAAAAAACTCATACGTTCCAGCCCCCCATTCTCCATCCGCTGTCCCATCCGATACTCCAATGTTAAAACCTAACCCCCTAGACACAACTGGAGTGTCTGCATCTGCGTATATATGAGGGGCAGTTCCTCCAAGCTTTCCTCCATACGACCGAAGAACCGTCATTGGCCCTCCCGTAGATTTTTGAAGAGCTCCAAATATAAACTCTTTTGGATACGTACCTAAAGCTTCCCCTATAGTAATCACATCATTTACATTAAATTGATCGGTAATCATTGTCGGATTAGTATCTTCAAGAGCTATGACATCAATTCTTCTTACTGTAATATTGTCAAAATCAGCATGCTCTCCGCTTGTTGTAGATTCTACTTTTAAATGAAGATAAGCTGCGGCAGAACCATCTGCATAGTAAGAGGCTGTTAATGTATTGTTAGTAACACCACTTGAACTAATAGAACCAGAAGCAGAGTTACTATCATAAGAAGTTGAAGCACTTAAAGAAACAGAACCGTTAGCGTTGCTACTAGAGGCCAGATCAAAGCTTACTTGATATCGTTTATTGGCAGTTAAAGTGAGTCTTAAATAAACGCTACCATTTGCGGTCGTGCTATTTGTTAATACACCAACACCACTACTAACAACAAATGTAGCATTGCTAGCTGTAAAGCCGTCACTATCTATTAATGTAGCCCCACCATCCCCATTGGTTCCTCCAAAATCTATAACATCATCGGCATCGTCTAATGCATTTCCTAAAAAAGTTTTGACATCTGTATTTAAAAAACCAGAAAACCCTGTATTATTTGCCCTAAATCTTAAATCGCTTGTAGATGTTTTCATTACAAAAGCAACACCTCTATTGTCGCTATAATAATTAGTCGCATCTGTATTATCGTGAGGGTCGTCACCAAGAGTTGGATTAGTGCCACCGCTACCACCTGTATCAGCAGAGTTTACATAGCAATAAGAAAAAATACCATGAGCAGTTTTTGGTGGGTATAAAAAATTCCTAAAAGCTTGCCAACCAGAAAAAGTCATACCCGGAGTCCCGGAAGAGCCAAACTGCTGTCGCTGAATATATCCATACCACATAATATGAGAATTATTTAACTCATTTATATTGCAAATTCTAACCGCTTCGTCTACAAAATAATAAATATATTGTGCATCATCACCCGTCTTTGTAACATGAACTGCTTCAGTTGTCCAACCACCATCATCATCTCCTGAGCTGTTATTAGAATAATCCGTAGCTGAATTATTAGACCACACATCAATGTTGTTTGCACCGTCCACGTCCCCTAGTGCAAGCAATTTATCACCCGGTTCTCTAATAACTTCTATTTCTGGGTCAGTACTACCGGCAGAGCTTTCGTTTGTCAATGCAGAACCTTTTAGCGAGTAATACACATCCCCTGTGCTACCTAAAGCAGTACCATCTGTAGTAATATCTATTACTGTGTAAATACCATTATTGCTAGCGGTTCCAGTGACTTTGATGATGTCACCAACCTTAATAAGATTTTGAGTAGCGGAATCATCAGCGGTATAAATGGTACTGTTACCATTATCTGTACCACCCTTTAACAACATGTAACTTGACGAAGGAGTAGACATATTTAACTTACTCTATCCGGGTAAATCAGGAATATCAGCAGGTATGTCAGGAGTTGTTTGGACACGAACAAAACTAATATTACCATTACTTGTCCCAATCGTTAAGGCTGTTCCGCTTTTTGTTTCTGTAATTGTTTGGTCTGCGTTTTTACTGTGGTCAGATTCAAAGTAATATAAACCATAACCTCCGCCACCTAATATATTAGCTGCCCTCGTAACAAAATGCTCCGTAAGAGGAGTAGAGCTTGTATCACCATCAGAATCAGCGTTTTTATCGTATAAACCGCCTATAGTTTTTATCTTCCCCAACGCATCTATTGACATGTTCTCAATAAAAGAGTATTCGTTTTCTCGCAAATCCCTAGGGTCTTTACGATTGTTCATACCACCAGACCAATCCCGTATTGTATAAAACTGTTTAGGCATTACTTAGAACCAAATGCCTTTGAGAAAAACCCTTTCTTTTTCTTTTTACCTTTTTCTGCGAGCTTCTTCTTCTTCTTTTTCTTTTTCTTAATTTCGCTATAGGAATACCTATCTTGTTCGTGATATTCTGGATACACAGAGCTTGATAAAGCGACTGTTATTAATATTGTCATTAATTTTCTCATATTATTTACCTTTAAATACACCTTCTAACATATCTGTCATTACATCAACAAGTTTTTCAAAAAGCTCCTGCTCTTTCTCTTCATTGATCCAAGGTATGTTGACTTTTTCATTGATTTTTGTTGCTAACATTTCTGTAAATTCATCAGAAGATAAATGCTTCAATGCCTCATCCTGCATCTTTTCAGCCTGCTCTTCAGCTAATTTTACCAACATTGATTTAATGTCCATTTAAGACTCCTTCATTTTCTTAGTTTTTAAAACTAAATAATATATATTGATTGCAAACATAACACACATTAAAATACCAGATATTATATCTGTCCAATATACTAAACCTAAACTCGTGCTTATCCCACTTACTTTTAAACTATCCATTGTTCCTCAATCTATCTAATTCTTTTTCTAAATAATCAATTCTTTGATTTTGCTTAATATCTGCTGGTATTTCAGCATTTTGATTTGCCTTAGCATCTTCTTCCATTCTGCCAAGATGTTCCTCATTAATACTTACTTGATATTCTAAAAAAGATATTCTTGAATTTAATTCTCCATACCCCCAAACCATAGCACCAATTAATGCAATCGCCTGAAAGAGCATTGGTAATGAAATATTTAAACTACTTGAGTCTGAAATTGGTTTAGTGTCTGCCATTTATCCTGCTCATAGAACCTTTTAATTCTGATACTTGGTTATCTAAATCATTTATTTCTTTTGTAATCGCATCAAATTTGCGATCTAATTTATCATCTGAAGTATTCCATCTGCCAATTAATTTTATAATCATTCCTTCCATATTTTCTAAAGTTTCAGATTGTCCTTTATTTTCAACTTTTAAATTTTCTAACACCTCTTGTTGTTTCGCCGATTTATTAGATAGAGATATAACAAGATATACAAACATCGCACCAACCACACCAATCATACCAGCTTCGCCATATATTGCCATAAAATCCATCACTACTCCTTAATGCATTTTAAAAATTGTTTAATTATTCTCTGGGTAATTTGCTTATTACCTTGATTCCTAGCAAGCATTACAAGAGTCTGCTCTCTTTTTATAGACTCTTGTAATTCACTCATTTCTTTTTCTTCTTTTTACCCCAGCTCAAGGGGTTGATGTTAAATTCTTTTTCATAAAACGCTAACTTCTCTGCCAGCTCTTGTCTCTCAGTCCTTTCTGCCAAGATGTGTTTATCAACCAAATCCCTAATTTGTTCATCTGCAACAATAACCTTATCTTCCAATGCAACCAATCGAGACTCAATGCGCCAATAACCATATACAATAGCACCAGCAAGAAAGATGATTTGCCCCAGCCATTTAATATTAAGGGAAATGACAGCATTGTCATCAATAATACTACCTCGATAACTTCTAGCTGTCTTTGGTTTATCACTCACTTAACCTCCCAGCCCATTACAGACCAGCCGTTACCGCATCCCAATACGCTTACCAGTAAAAGTATAACGCACAGAATAACCATAAGATGTATTAGGTTTTTCATAGACAACCTTAAAGTCTCCAGTTTTTAATTTTTTAATAGTATTTTTCACAAGACCATCCACCAAGCAATGCCAGTTTCTACAACTATATCAGCCATAGTATTGTATGCCCATGCTTTTTTTGTTCCGTAGGTTTCTTCGTCACCTTCAATAACCCACTCAAATATTTCCCACAATACACCAATAATAAACACACCCATAACACACCAGAAATCTGTCCAATCTAACCACTGGAATATCTTACAAAAGAAAGCTCCCGCCGCTAAATGATAAGCAGTCCAACCATCTAATTGACCTGTATTATATTGCCAAGACACTAATGTTGCTAATGGATTTTTCATATCACGCCTTTATATGTTTTGATACTTCTTTTCCGCCCCTGTATACCATAGTTACTATCTTAGATAACAACTCAGCTTTAGTATCGCCAGAGTCATAAGAAATATTTCGCTTATCATAGAAATCTTTTATTTCTGCTTTCGTATTAGCATCAGTAGGATAATCTAATTGACTTGTAGCGACACCATTAATAACCTGATGAGTTCCTATAATCAACCTACCATGCCCATCGCCATGTTTCTTTGCACATTCAGCAACATAAAATTCTTCAGCAGTTTTAAAACTATTCGTTTTCTTTGCTACTGTTCCATCTACATCTACAAAATAATCATAAGACGAAGGGTAAGTCAGAGTCTCCTGTGTTCCATCTCGATACGTTTTAACTCTTGTTGCATTTGGTGATGTATTTCTATGTAGTCTTACTCGATGACCCTGACTGCACCTTCTTATAATCATTATTTACCAACTTTCTTCATTGCTAATTTATGAGAGTCAGTAAATGTTTTACCTTTTTTCATTAAAGAAACCATTTCTTTTAAATGCTTACCAGTATGATGCTTAGAATGTCGTTTCATAGCATTTTCCTGTCTTTTATTTAATCCACTTAATGAAACTCCTTTAATCTTCATACTTCAGCCTCTACAACTTCAGGTTCTAAAGCTTTTTTAAGCTCCATCACACCTTTCTGATGTTTTTCTACAAACACCTTCTCACATTCAACTAATTGCTGACGCATGAAAGCATTTGTATTCAGTTTGTTCTGAACATCACTTACATGATTTTGGTACATAGCAACTTCAGCCGCTAGTTCCTTTTGTGAATCAGTCATATCATCGATAACATATTCTTTGCCATCAAGATTCAAGACTGGCTTTTCTTTTTCTTTTTTTGCCATTATTGACTCCTTGTTTGTTATTTAAGTTTTGCTTCTAATTCTGTTACTTTCGCAGATAATTCTTGTACTGCTTTTACTAATGGTGATACTAATTTTGAATAAGAAATCATCTGTTGAGTATTGCTTTCGTCAATTTCAACAATATCGTTATTGCCATCAAAACCAATATCTTTTAACACCTTACCAACCTCTTGAGCTATAAATCCTGTTCTTGATTTATTTTTATCCAATTCATCTAAAACTCGTGGTTTTTTGTCCTTCTTATACCAGTTCATTTCTTTCTTCAGGCTCTCATCGTAATCAGCAGGCTGTCGTTTCTTATATTCAACAGCTCTTAACTGATTGATAAAGTCCAATCCAAGAGATGAATCTTTAATATCCTCTTTTATTCTTTCATCAGAAGTTTGCACTGTGGCACTTCCAGCATATAATGTAGCACCAACATCTTCAGCGGCATATAATCTCGTTGTGTCGCTATTACCAATTACTGCATAGTTATCACCAAGACCTCCTGTATCAATTCCACCTATTACAACTTGGTTTGTTCCTCCTGTTCCACTTGCTTGAGAATTTCTTCCAATAAAAACATTATTAGTTCCAGTTTCTAAACTATCTCCTGCACCAAGACCTAATGCTGTATTGTTATTTCCAGATGTCGTACCCAATAGAGCACCTTTACCCACTGCTGTATTTCCACCAGAATCATTATTACAAACTTTTAATGCTCTGTATCCAACAGCAGTATTTCCAGAACCAGCATCTTCTAGCGTTAATGTTTCATATCCAACTGCTGTGTTATATTCTCCTGTAGTAACAGCTTTCCCTGCTTCGTATCCGATGGCGATATTCCCAGTACCGCTTTGAAGAGCAGTAAGTGCCTCAAAACCAATGCCTATCGATCCATTTGCTCCGCTATCCATAGCACCATTACCAGCATCTCTTCCGATAATTACTGCATAGTTTACACCCGTAGAATTATATAAACAGGATGCCCCGATTGCTATATTATTACTTCCGGTTGTCAATGATATACCTGCTACATTCCCAATAGCAATATTGTTTGCTCCAGAAGTGACATCCTCTAAAGTTTTATATCCTACTCCAACATTCCCATCTGAAGCATTAGTTTGAGTGCCTGTCCCCCCGGATAATTCCCCGATAAATACATTCTCGTTTGCCCCAGAAACGATACCATCACCTGCATTTTTACCAAAGATAGTATTGGATGTACCACTATCATTATTAGAGAGTGAGATTCTGGAGTTGGCATCAACTTTCATAACATCATTTCCACCAGCATTTATATGCAAAGCATTTCCTGTGCTATCTTGTACAAGCTTTAATACAGTAGTTCCAGTAGAACTTGCATGGTTATTATGCAAATACATTAAATTATTTACATTACTTGTTGAATTAGCAGTATGGTCAATTTTAAAAGCACCATCATTTGCTGTTGTTGCCATTGCAGTAGATGTTATATTAGCATTAAATAAATGCCCAGTAGTTAAAGCAGATGCACCATCAATTCTTATTACTGCCGCAGTTGTTGTTGCTGGCCCCTCAATGAAAATATTATGATAATTTGTTGATTCTGAATCAATATGAAATGCGTGTTCGCCAGTAGATGCGTTTTGGTCTATTTTTAAAATACCATTGACTATTTCATCGTAAGTACCGGCTCCGTCACCATTTACAGTTAAATCACCATCAATAGTTAAATCACCACCTATTGTACCTCCAGAGCTTAGAAATCCAGCGGCGCCTATTAATTTACCAATCATCTTATACCTCCACTATCCTAACCACATGAGCAGTTGTTGACGTTGAATTAAAATTAAACCTAATCGTATCTGCATTTGAATTTTTAATACCAACTGGAACTGCAAGACTTGTTAAACTGCCGCCGGGTAAAACTAAATCTATATCCGCATCTATATCTAAGTCTGAGGTTGCAAAGTTAAAATATATATCTCCAGCGGCATAAACCATGATTTGATGTGTGGTGGATGCTAAGTCCATGTGCTTTGTATTTGTTACATCTGCACTTGAACCAGCTTGTATTGAAGCACCTGAACTACCACCTAAACCACCTGAAGATGCATCTGCTACTGAAAAATTACCAGCCGCTGTGGTGTTTAGTGCTTCGTGGCTTCTAAATTTTTGTAATTCTGCCATAATATTCTCCTATTATTTTATTCTCAGCTTGCGAGGCGAGAACTGCTCCTTATCTGAGATTGCTTAAATTATTGTTAAATTATATGTTTAATCTACCCCTCGGCAAAACATATAATCAATCAATTAGATGTCGTTATGTAAAATTTGCAGGTACTACTGCTCTCGCACCTCCAGTTTTACTGCGTTTTTTTGATCCGTATTTTTTAACGGCCATATCAAATCTTTTCTCATGTTGCATCATTAACCCCATTGACACTTGAGATTGAGCTGGGTCAGACTGTGTACCCGCTTTATCCATATATAAACATTTTTTCACATAATCAACAATAGCAGAGTGAAATAGGTTATCAATATCTAAAGTGTTAGAAATTGATGTGACCTTTTTTGGATTTCCATAATAATGAAGTAGTAAACCATTTGTAACAGCATGGTCAACTGCCTGATAGGCCTTCCTGTCGGTTCTGTTGTCACCATCAGAATCATAAGAAGTTACCAATCCTAATTGGTCTCCTCGAACAAAATATAAAACTCGATCTTCTGGGTATGTGATATTACTTGCCATTACGAAGGCTCCTTAATTGCAGATTCAGAAGTAATATCAAACATCAACGGTTCTCCATTTAAAGATCGTGGTATTTGAATATAATCACCACTGCTATCCATTACATCTACTCTATGTATTTTATTAATTCCCATTTCGTTATTAGAAGAATCTGTAGCACTATCTGATATATCATAAAACATTTGATCTGCAACAATATTAATTTTTGCAGACATTGATTTTTGTGAATACTGACCTAATTCATTTAATGCATCGTTAATTAAAGATATTACATACGCTTCAGGAACATTGGGAAATACCTGCCTAACCCTACTAATAATTTGCTTCACTGTTAAAGAATGTATTGCCATTACCTTAATGCCTGTAACCCCTTGTCGTAATCTGCCTGCAATTTAGCTTGTTGTTTTTCATACCAAGCATATTGATCTTTGTCAACCTGCAACCTAGCCTGTACCTCGTTAACGTATCCCTGAGCTTCAGACAAAGCCGCATTAATCTCTTTTACCCTCATATCCCCAATAGATGTCCATTCAGATATATGAGCCTGCGCTCTTCTAATCTCTGCTCCAGAAATATTTAAAGCACTTGTTACAAGCTCGATATCTTCATTGTCCTGAGCACCAAATGCATCTGTAGTTGAAGAAGGCTGATTGTTATTAATAACATTTTCAGCATTATCTAAAGCGGCTTTTACCCTTGTTAATTGACTGCTTGCCGCTGTCCACGTTGAATCTGTATCAAAAACAGAATCACTTGTATTGGAAGCAAATTTATCTCCAGCCGTTTCTGCTTGGTCTACTGCGGCTTTTATTAAACCTAAAGCAGTTGTGATATCTGCATTAGAAGCCCTACTACCTAATACATTTTGCAATGACTTCACAGCACCATACAACACAACAAGGTGTTCTGCTTCATTTGGAAAAGCTGTGATAGAACTAGCATTATAAGCTACCGATGGATACGCAACCGCAGAATATGAACAAGAACCACCGGCAGGAAGAACATCTAAGGTGTTATTATCTATAAAAAACACAGGGTCTGTAATAGTTGCATAATTCATTTCATCCGGGTCTGATGCCCGACCTTTTGCTTTTGCGGGTATTTCTCTACATGGCTGTGATATGTCACCATCATTTCTAAAAACATTTAATATTTTTCCAGTAACTAAGGTTTCTGCACTACCAGATGTAAATGTATTAGACGATGCACATAAAGGTAATAAATCACTAGGTAGGTTGTTAATAATTTCTTTAGCACCGTCTGTTAAGAATTGTGTTAATTCTGTTTGAGTAGGTGAACTACCACCATCCAATGTAAGACTCGTTAATCCTTCTACCTGTACTTCAAATGTTGCCATTAGGCACTCGCTACGAACACTTCAACACTCACTGCATTACCACCCGGATTAACCTGTATGCTCCCCAAGTCAGCCATTGTTCCGAAGCTTGGGCTTGTATCTGCTTCTGCAAGCATTAAACCATCGGCACTGCCAAGAACGTGGCTTTGCCCAGCACTTAAAGTTACTTGATATAACGTAGCCGCTCCCACTACCGCTAATTCAACAGCATTAGAGCTGTCTAAATTTGTAATTCTAATATACTTTGAATCTTCAATATCTACAGCACCAGCCGCTCCATAAGCATTAGAATTAAAAACTAAAACAGTTGTAGTTTGACTTGCGGCACAAGTAACTACTCTTTTCATCACCTCATCAATACTTGCTATTTCTAATGTACGCTTAGAACCATAGTCTTGATTATCAAGTACGATATCTTCTTGTATCTTTACTTTTAAAGTAGCCATTATTTCTTACCAACCTTAGGCATAAACCCTCTTTTTATTTCGATCCTTGATATCTTGATCTATAGTCGTATGACTAAACTCAATATCTGTTCTTTTTCCAATGTCGCTCATCGTATATAAATTGGTAGTAAATTTAACATCAGAAGACTTGCTTCCGCAATGGCGGCAATAGAACCATCGTTCAGGATTCGGTTTATTGCAATTAACACATTTCATAATAATCCTTTTGGATTTTGGGGTAAGCCCTTTATACGACCTACCCCATAGTTCCCACTATTATTCTTATTGTTTTGAATTAGCTCGACTTATTAACTAGCCGCACCTGTATGGAACAATGAATCTGAACCAGCCGCCGCAACGAAGGCTCTTACGTACCAACGTGCACCATCTGTCCATATTTGGATGTTATCACCGGGGCTTGCCGCCGCAGTGAAGTTAACATAATCATCATTATTAACAGCAGTATCACCAGCCGCATTTGCAACAGCAAACATATGCCCTACGATATCTGCACCAGAGTTAAAATCGATATTTACGATTCCACCCATTCCACCATCTGAACCATCGGTGTCTTCTGTTACCCAAACCTCACAATTCCAACCAGCATCTAAGTCCGTTACGGTCGGAAGGTCAAGCTCTGTTGTTGCGGCAGGATTTACCAAAAAGATTGTTCCACTATCTGCTTCTAACACAGTGTAGTCTCCTACTAGCTTTCTAATCTTTTTAAGATATCCACCACTTGCCGAACTATTTGAGTTTAAATAATCACTTCTCATTTTACACACCCTCCAAGTTAATCAAAGCATGAGTCTCAGGAAGAGAAACTTCAAGACCTGCCTCTGTAAGAATCATGTCTTTTCTCAAGTCTTCATCAGCCGCTTGTACATTTGTTTGCACTTGCGTATCACGATTCACACCGTTTCCAACCAATGGTCGATATGAAACATGATCAAGATCAACAAAGCACATATGACCAGAAGCGTTGTTTCTGAATAATGGTTCTTTTATTAAGGTACAATCTCCATGCACAGTTTCAATCTTCATTACTTTATGACCAAATGCGCCTTTAGCAGACTCAAAATTGTATCTTGTCTCACCACTCATACTCAATTCTCCAAAACCTGAAATTTTGTTAAAATGTGATACGACTGGTAAAGAAGCTAAACACAACTTAGCACTAGAACCACCTCTAGCCGGGTCATACATTGTTTCAAATGCACTTAGCAAACCATCATAAGTAAGGTCGCTTGTAGCATAAGTAGCTAAGTAAGGAACACCTTCCGAATAAGCACCAATAACACCATCTGACGGAGTTCCACCATTTTTAATAATATGACCAACAATACCTTCAGAATATTGTATTCCACCTTGAGAACCTCTCATTCCAAAAAGCATAGCTCTTTCGATATCAACTTTGTGTTCACGAAGTTTCAAGTTCCAAAGACGTGCCCATTCATCAGCATAACCACGATAAACTGTGGCACGTGCTGTATTTGACATTTCACAAGCAGTTTTAAAGATTTGAGTGTACCCATAATCATTATCTAATTCTTGTGACCATGTATCTGGTGCACCCGAACCTTGCTCATAAGATGTTCCAATAACAACACATTCTCCATTGTCGTCAAGTGTCGTTGTTGAGCCACTTGAAGCGGCAATCGTTTTTACAACAATAGTTGTATCAGCACTATTATGATTTACCGATTCTATTCTGGCTGTTGCCTGTGTAATAGCTTCAGTATCAGCACCCCCGCCTTTATTGACGTTCTGTGCAAACTGAACTACCATACCTTTGATAAGCCAGCTAACAGCGGCTCCACCGCTAGTATCAACGGTCAAGGTAGTATTACTACCTGCGGCCGCCAAGGTGCCACCAC